GCTGACCTTCTACACGTATTTTGTCGAATAATATTTCATCAGTGTTACTAACATATTCGTTATGCTCACCAACCACATACTTAGCAATAAGCAAATATTCTCCATCTGGTATGTTAATCATTCATAATCCACAACTCTCTCTTCAAGAAACGAAGCATTTGTCGTGAATAACCGTAGGTTGTTTCGTTAACTTTTTCTGAATCTCGCTTATAGTTTCTTGTAGCTTTAACATTGTTCCACTCAGAGTTTCTATTCGTGTCTTTTGGTCTGCGACTACCTTATAAAGCTCTTTTAACTCAGACTTCTGTTCACTGATTTTCTTTTCCTGTTCCTGTATTACTTTCTCCTGTAGCTCTACTTGTTTTTTTAGTTCCTTATGGTCTCAGTAGTGTATTTCCATCTCGTCTCATAAGTCTCTACTTAGCATAGCTCATAGTTTCACCTTGTTCTCTATTTCTTCGAACCTAGAATTAAATGCAGCTAGCTCGTGGTTGTCATAACAGATTTTTATTTCTATTGGTTTTTTGAATGCTTCTGATTCTAGTTTCCATACGTTCCCTTTTTTCTTCCCTTCAACTAAATCCATGTAAACACTCTTAACTTCCATAGTAGTATAATAGAAATAAATCTGATGGTATTATAGTATAAAGTGGTGCTATTTTAAAAATTAAGAAAAAAGACTGATTGCTCAGTCCTTTCTCTATTCATTAATTCTTATTACCTTATTCGAAGAACCAGACAAGTATTGCTAGTCCTATTCATAGTAGTATGTCTCACATGGTTATATTTGGTTAGGGATTAAAGATGTTTAGTATATACATATTTATTTTGTAAAGTCAACACATTATTTTGCGTTTGTCTGTGGAATCTCTGTTATGCTGTCTTTTACGATTGTCTTTCATTCTGGAGTTCAAATGAATGTCTCTCATCCTTGAAGTATAGTTTTTCACGCATCATCCACACCTCACTCGATGTTAGGTAGCTTTTCATTTAACAGTCAGTTCTCTTCTAGGTATTTCAAGAACGCCTTTTCATCTTGAATAGATTGTATTTTCTCAAAGTCTACCAATAACTCATCTCCTCATTTCTTGCTTAGATGGTCTAGTAACTTCACATAGTACTTATTTAATGTTGGGCTATTTAATAGATTTCTAGAGAACAAATAAGTTAAAGCTGACTTCCATTTACCAGTAGAGAGAGCTATAGCAAAGTCTCGGAATGTGGCTCACTTTTTTCAGATTTTTGTCATGTCGTGTAGTTTCTCTTTTAATATTCGTCATGCTTGTTTCTCTGCGTTCAAGTCTGCCAATATGTCGAATCAGTTTTCCTTAGCTATGTCCCTTTGCCAATCTCTTAGGGCGTCATCCATATTAGTCCAGATGTCTTTCTGCTGTGTAGAAACAGTTTCATCATAATTAAACCTTCTCTTAGCCTCAAAGAATTGTTTAAATTCTTCAGCCTCAGCCATCTCTAGTCATTCTTCAGCGTTCTTTTCTGCTAATTCCTTAAACCTAGCAAGTTTTGGGTCATTCGTAGTTTCAGCATATTCAACAACATCATCCACCACTCTGTCTAACGCATCTGATTTATACCTTCATTCAATTGCCTTCAATGCTTCTAGTTTTCTGTCACTAATAGTTTTAAAATAGTTTACTACATCATCAAATGTGTATAATCCTCTCTCCTTCATCCACTTCTCGTATGTAACACCAAAGTCATTCAAGAAATCCTGTTGTTTTCACTCAGAAAGTTTAGCTAACCTTCAAATAGTTTTCTCAGCCTCTCTCTCTACTTGTTTTCATAGGAACTTTTTTCATGACTTTACGGCTACTCATGCTGCTGGGAACAACAATCAAAGTCATCCACCCATTATTAAGTCTCATACAGATGGAAGCTCTCATGAAATCATGTCATATATTCACATGTCAGCAGCTCATTCTAATGCTCATTCAACTAGTTTTAATCATAATGGCGTATTCTTTGTAACTAGTGGTCATCATAAAGCACTCTCTAATGCTCATTTCCCAGCCATTCATAGTCATACAGCCTCAGCTAGCTTAGTTAATTCTTTTGTTCATTTGTAAGTAAGACTGTCCGTGTCTGCTCATACAGATTTTGAAATCTTATTATTGTCTAAATAGTCTTTCCATGAACTTACTAGTGAATCAACCCTTTCATCATCGGCTCAAAGCTGCTTAGCAGTCCATCATATTATGTCTGCCGCAGTTCATCAAACAAACTCTCACAATCATGTGGCAGCGTCTCACGCACCACCAACAACATTCTTTAGAAATCAGATTGGTCACTCATTTTTTGTCTCATCTGTTACTTCTTCATTGTCACTAGTCCATCCCATGTCAGCATAAAGCTGAGTTGGGTCACAGTATTCGCTAGTGTCTAATATGAAGTCGTATATACCGTTTTTCCTGTCCTCATTTGCTTCTATATAACCATCTATGAGTGGAGTGTCGTCCACGTTGGAATAATCATAACCTCAGTTCTCTGGCTTAGCGAAGTAATCTCTTATTCATCTAGCAACAAGTCACTTTCTGAACTCAGTATTACAGTCTTCAGCAACTCAGTGTGCCTTAGCAGTAAGGGAAGAGTCAAACACTTGTTTTAGTCACCCATCCCTGTCAGCATTAGTTTTAGTCATATTGTTTTCTATGGCAGATTTTTGGTAATCTAACATAGATTTAGTCCAAGCCTTTAAGTCTCATCCAGACTGTTGTCGCATCTGTGCCGCTATTTTTCCTTTGTCTTCTGGCATTGTTTATAGTTTTGGAAATAAAATTATTTTATTACTCACTTTTTCTTTAACATTTCTCTAGTCCATTGCTTTAATTTGTTTATTCTGATTGCATCGTCTATGCTTGAATAACCTCAGTAATTATTTCAACTACTTGTTATTTTAGGGACGTTACCACCAGCACCTCATCATGAGTAATTACTACTAGGAGTATATTTGTACCTTTCTGGCAATGATTTTATACCAACAGTATTGTACATCCAATCAGCAACCTCTTGTGTTACTACTAGAGGTGGTTTTTCAAATGTAGCTGCTATATAGTTGTCTGCTTCGTTAGCATTCTTATTGTATAGCGTTTTGGCAATTTCCATTGCTGCTGTCTTCATTGCTCAGCTTCATAGATTTTTTGCTATTAATTCTTTCTTACTCTCTATTTCTTGTTCAGTAGGTGCAGCATTATTACCTTTCAAGGCTCATGCGTATTCTGAAGCAAGTACTTCTAGATTAACAGAAAGCCTTGTGTAATTCTCAGCAGAAAGTTTGTCTTTTAATTTATTCATCATTCAGTTCCAATCCTTCCAATTAACGTTACCTATTTCATCCGCCATATTGTAGATGTCCATTGCTGTAGCGATGGCTGTTCAGTTCCTAGAGTTAGAACCATTCTTAGATGATGTATTCCACTCTTTCTTAACCTTGTCAGCCTGTCAGTAATCTGCCTCACTCCAATTAGGGTTTATTTCTAGCACAGCAGAGAGGATTTTCTCAAAATCGTCTCCATACTGTCTCTTAGTAACAGTAGCTGGGTTTTTGTTTAGATTCAATAATTGGTATACTATATTCCTTTGGTCATACGTTAGAGTGTCAAACGTAGGAGTGTCAGACAAATTAAATACTGTTCAGTCTTTTCTAGTCCATGTCGCAGCCTTGTTCTGTAAGTCTCCAGTAGAAGACTGCTCCTTAGCATTAGCATATGCTCTTGCTTGTTTGTCAAACTGAGTAGTAGTAATTCACATTGCCTTAGCCTGTGACTCTAACCATGAGTTTGTATATTCTCATGAAAGGTATTTTTCATACGCACTCTTGTAAGTCAAATCAAATCAATCATAACTCTGATTTCATCCACTTGTTCATAAATAATATGCCATGTTCTCCATCTTACCTCACTCTCTCTGTAGCATCTTATATACAATTTCTCTCTTTTGCTCGTTACTTAACGCCAACCATGCCTCATCGCTCATTGCTGTATGCGTCCATCTCTTTCCTCATCTAGCTGTATAGAATGCGTGAGTGTTTGGGTTTCTAGCTCAATTGTCTAATGCTTTTATTGTAGTCTCAATAGGGTCTCATAAAAGTCTAGCAGTATATAATGTTTGACCACTAGCTGTAGTGAATGGGTCTCAAACCTCGTAATCCACACCTAGTACTAGTCATAGAGACTTAGCGACATCAGTAGTCATAGCTGTAGGGTTATTATTCCTCTCAGTTCTCATGTAATTACTATTAGTACCGCTAGAGCTTCAACCATAATTAGCCTTGTATTGTTCTAATGCAAAACTGTCTTTCTTTAAATCAAACTCAGCTTGCCATTGAGCATTAGCCATCTCAGTCTTGTACCTGTCATAAGCAGCGTTGTACCTGTCTTCAAGAATAGAAAGCTGGTTTTGTATTTCCTGTGACTTATTATTCATATAAGCGGTAACTATATATTGTGGAACGTCTCATTTGAAAGCAGACCTTGCTTCGTTCTTTAGATTCATAAGTCTGTTCTTCAAAGTAGCCATGTCCTTCTCTATTAGTCACATTAACTCCTCAGCAGATTTGGCTGAGTCATTAGATGCTAGGATGGAATCAATAGACTGTAAAAGCTGAGTAGCACTGACACTAGTTGTTGAGTTGCTTACAGCATAAGCTGTATTAGACACATCTGTGTTTGTCGTGTCGGCACTTGTTGTTATGCTTCAACCACTAGCAATAGCATTTATATTCTCTTGTCCTTTTAGCTTCTTCATCTGTGCTTCTACATCTGCAGCAAATTCTGGGTAATACTGTTGAACATCTCTCCATGCCTGTTCTCCGTATGGATTGATTCAGCTATACATGCTTGTAGCTACATCTGATGGCTTCATGCTGATTAACGCCTTAACGTTAGCTATTCTTCCATCATTCATTGCCTTATATACACTATTGGCATCTGCTAGTGTGTCTATACCTGTTGTACTTCCTCACTCATCAGCTGTAACTTTACCGTACAATCTACCACTAGTGTCCTCATCCAAAGCATTCTCTATAATAGATGGGTCGTATTCCTTTTGTGGTTCTTCCTCTTGTGGTTTAATCTGTCCTAATCTCTTCCATACAGATTCAATAGTATTAAGTCTGTCTGCCTCTGTAGAGTTCATCCATTCATTCTGGCTAGCTAGAAACTGTGCTACGTCCTCTTTGCTCACTCTTCACTCATTATACAAAGCTGAAGCAATATTGTCGTTTCTCCTTGCTATATAACCAGCCTCTTGTCTGTTCCTGTCCTTAGCTGCTTGTCCGTACAAGTAGTTAGGGTCTAAATCTGATGTCCTTAGGTCAGGATTATATGCTATGTATGTGTTACTAGTTCATTCACCAGTATACTTCTCGTTAAGTCATCCTCTCTGAGATTGTTGATTAGGATGAGAATCATCTCAATACTGGTTGTAGTTCAAGTTAGCATTCCATGGTCATGTAGTTACATTCCCTTTCCCATCCGTTCCATCATAAGTGCTTAAATCTACATCTCATGACCTTGGTGGTTGGTTTGTTCATCTAACTACTGCATTAGCGTCCTGTCATGAACGTACGGCATTCACCATAGAGTCTATTTGCTCTTGTGTATACCCCATGTCTAGCAACGATTGATTGTATTTGTTGTCTGCCATTTAGTTAATTATTATAAGGTAAATCTAAATATTCTATACTCCAATAATTTGAATTATTCTGAATGTTAAGGTCGTTTCCCTGCGGCTCTCGTGTAGAGCTGTTATATGTCTGGTCTTTCATTCTTAATACTAGGATGTCATCCTTGAATAAATCCGTTTCTATACTTCACTGTGCTGGCATCTTAGAAAACAACTGTCCTAAAGTATAGTCTCATCCTGCTCACTCCAAGTCAAACACACAAATTCATCATTTGATGGCTATTTTGTACTGGTCGTTAGCATCCTTCCTATATACATCTACATAACAATACACCTTGTCAGTAGAGGAGGAGAGTAGGACTTCTTCCTTGTGCATGATTTTATACCTACCGTCCTTATTGATTAAGCAACTAAGCGTTCACATAGTAGAGATTAAATCTGCTGGTATTTGCGTAATGTATTTACCTAGTACTAGTGGTGCATTCTCAGCCGATTGCCATCAAGGATTGAAGCCTTGTCTGTAATAGTTTGGCAGCCGTACTTCTACAGTGTTAGTTGTAGTTCAGTCACCCTTGTCTCATATACAGAGTTTCTTACTAGCTTTGTCGTTGTAATACTTCCCAGAAAAGATGAGAGTGTCCCTAAGCTGAATGAACTGGTCGTATGTGGAATCAGCATCATTCGCTCTAATAGGGTACTCTCATGGAGTAACTAAGTATTCGTGCTGTCAGTCGTACTGTGTTCGTTCCATCTTTAATTTATGTCATAAACGTTATTAACTTTGTCTTTGCAATGGTATTTGATGTCTAGCTGTCTTACTATTGGTGTTGCGTGGTCTTCATCTCATTTAGTTATTACTATTGCGTATGTAATAGTCTGCCAATCAAATCTGAAACTAGAATTACCATTATTTAAGTCGTTGAACAGATTAGATTTCTCTGCTCTAGTACCAGCATTAGTCTGGTCTATATGCATAGCATGATGCCATCCATTAGCTACAGTGAACTCAAATGTGTTCCTCCATAAGTTGTTAGGACTTACATATACATCTATGCTTCAGTTCTCATCTGTTAGTGGATTAAGTTCAAAGTTCATCCTTATTTCATCTAGCATCTTGGTTACTGTTCATCATTCCTTTCATTCAAACTCTCTAGAAATCAGAACTCACTGGTCTTGGTAACCATCTTTTCCTGTGTCGTATAGCCTCATCTCTCGGCATCCATCCTCAGTAGAAACATATAGGAAACCTTGATTCTCACATACTCAGTAAACCTGTTGTCCTGTCGTAGTGGAAAGGTCATCGCTTAGTTTCCATTTCATGTAACCTTTGTCGTAACTAGCAGGAGTCTGTATGAACTGGAATACTCCATACGCATCTGCTATATAGAATCTACCAGACTTGTATGCTGCGTTTATTCCTGTAGGTCATACAAAGTATGGTGCTTTGAAATTTATGTCTAGAGGGTCAAGTCATGCTCTCTGATGGAATAACTGGACTGGTACGTTACCAATCATTTTATTCAGATTTACATAACTGTCTGTTCAGTCTATACTAGTAGTATAATAGTCTATTCCGTTTAGTGAGTATACGTGTAATACTCTCTCTCCTGTAAGGTCTACTACGTTATATACAAATGTGTCTCTAAGATTGTTGTTTCCTTGGTAGTAGTATACTTTAGTATTCCATCATTCATCTACTGCTCGTACCTTCAAATATTCAAAAGTACAAGTCAGACCAACAATGGTTACTCATGCTTCATAATCTAGTACTTTCTTCCATCCTGTTTTTCTCTGTAGAATAGGCACACTCTCTCGATTTACATTAGTATGTGGGTTATAATTGTCTAGCTCTGGGTAATATACTCGTAGCTCTGGTCAACATGCTACTACTAGCCTTGTGTTGTTATAGTTAAGCATAGCAGTAATAGGATTCTGCATAGGTAGCAACACATTACTATAATCTGAAATACTTTCATCTGTTGATTCTGGATGGTCGTATGGCACAGAAATAAAACTGTCTCCATTAGGAACTATACTGCTAGCAAATAATGCGTTAGTTCCATCATAAATCGTTCAATACCAGAAAAAGTCTTGGAAGACTACTCATGGACATACATCCCAATCCCTAGTTTTATTCCATGGATTTGTCGCATTGCTTAATGCTGTACCAGCCGTATTAAATGTCTCATGCTTAAACTCATGTGGGTAAAGTGGCACTCATCATGAATCTGGTTCTACCTGTAAGGCGGCAACTCCTTTGTCTCACACACTTACTAGCTGGCACTTGCTGTGGTGACTAGTAAAACTTGCCTTGTTAGCTAGTTTAATACCATGCATTTCATCATCACAGTTTATATTAGCAGAATACTGGAAACTATGCTCTAGTCAGTAATATGTGTCCAACGCAGTTCAGTCAGTCCAGCTAACTTGCGTTATTCTTCATCAGCTTCTAGCTTGTTGTCTTGGTTCTCATACTGCCATTGTCTGTTACTAGTAATGACTAAAATATATTGTGTTGGCAAATCATTCCTCCACAGGTCTCTTGTCCTTATTTAATCAATATATGTTGTCGTGTAATGTATTGTCGAATTGCGAATAATACCATTGTGCTTGTTCTGGATTCTCAGCTTGGTAAAGTCTGAATGTTATATAGTCCTCAATGGCATCATAGAAGTACCATGGTAAGTTTAGTGTCTCTAGGTCAATAGCGTTACTACCAAAAGCTTGGCTCAACGTTAATGGTTGTTGAACAAAATTATAAGTCAGAGTTAATCATCTCTCCACATCCTCTAATGGAGTAGGGAATATTTTAATACTAGTCGTGTATTTACCTGTGCTTTTGTCCAAAGAAGGTACGAATATATACCTTGGGTTTACTTCAGAAATTCTACCCCATATGTATGGTTTTCATCTCTGAACTCATCATCTCTGTTTAAGATGGTAGAGTGGCTTTCCATCGTCATCTAACTCGTTCTCATGAACATACTCATATATGTAGTTACCTTCTTCATCCTTAGCTCGATTTGATTCTATATATTCTCAGCTTTCATCTATTAACACATGTTTCTTGTATGTGTTTAGAGCTGGAGAAATATTATAGTCTCCGAAGTCTATTGGTTTACATACTCTATAAATAGGGTTACCATATTTGTTCTTGTGGTATGCTACCCTTAGTTGTACTATTGAGTAGAAGTCTTGTACGTGTTCCTCATCATCAAAAACTGGTAAAGGGTACTCGTCCTTGTCCATCTCTATGTTGGCATAAGTAACACTAGTTGAATGTTTACCAGAAACATATTCCAAAATCATCTTCTGGAATATTAACATTCATTTATTAAACCATGCTAGCCATACTTTCTGATTTACTTGTGTGTCTCACCTCAACTCCTCTAAACACCAATTGTCATACATTGTTTGTAACGTTGCCATATATTGCTGCTTAAAATATAAATAAGTCTGTTTATTACTAGGAGTAAGTCTCCCTACCCCTAGTGTATAATCAGAATTAGTCTCAGTTTGTTTCAAGTAATTCTTGCCATGCGTAGTCTGTACCAGCTCTTGATTCCATTCTAACGATGAACAAGTCATTAAGAACAGCACATCCATACATACATTTCCATCCAACTGTAGCTCTCTGATTTAATGGGTCTTCAGTTCCAGCAGCTCAGAATGGTTTGTAGAATGTTTGAAGATTTTGTAATGTTCAAACTCCGTAAGCACCATCTCTGAATGCGTAAGAAGGTCGAGCCTTAAATTCAGTTGCTTCACCAGCATTTACAGTTATAGGTTGTACATTAGATGAAACATAGATGTCGTAATTAACTCATGCTGTAACAAATCCGTCTTTGATTCCTTTGAAGTCTTCGTAGATTAATTTGTTCAACCATGTATTAGTAGAACTAGATTTAGCATAGTCTAAGAATACGTTAGGATGCATAATAATCTTGAATCTTTCTCCAGTTTGTCCTTGTGAAGCTAAGAAAGTACAAGCTTTAAGAACTAAGTCTAAGTCCATAGTGTCAGCAGCTGTTAATGTGTCTCTGCTAGTAGCAGTTCCAGCAAACATGCTTCCAATAGAACTATTTAACAAAGTGTCTTGAATGTACTCATCTATAAGTCTTCCAGCATTGTTAGCTAATTCTCTACCTTGTGCAGCAATTATTGGTAACAATGTTTCTACATCCAATACATCTGAAATGATTGAGTAGTCTCCTAATTGAACAGGTACAGCAGTAACTGTTTTTACTACGTTAGTGTGTCCATCTGGAGTAACTCATTCTACTAAAGCAGCATCAGAAAGGCTAGTTCTCATTACTCAAAGGCGAGGCCAAGTAACTGATTTGTAACCTTGATGAGAAGCTTTAGTTCAGAATCTCATGAATACTGTAGAAGGTTCTCCATTCTCTAAGAATGATTGTCTTAACAAGTAAGTTAAGAAGTCGTTTTGTGTGTAACCAGCAGCTGTGTAGTTAATATTTCCAGATTGCATAACATTAACAGCTGTGTTGTCAGTAGCAGAAGTTGATTTAGCAACGTGAAATCTGTCTGCTCAGTTTGTTGTGTTAGACATAATAAATAAATGTTTAAAGGGCTAAAAGTGTTAGCCATCCAACATTAATTTCTATACCAAGATTGTGTCTTTGCTAGTTGTAAGAGTTCCTCTGTGTTCATCTCACTTAGCTTTTTCTCTCCAACCTCAGTCGTTGGATTGGCTCATGCGATGACACTTCTAGGTCAAATATTAGAATCTGAATCTACTTCAGGTTGTGGTGCTTGCTGTACTTGAACCTTTCCATTTTGTCACTCATACAATGAAACTAGGTCATTGATGTCTAATGAATTGTATTTGTCTGCGAACGAATCAAAGTCTCATTCGTAACCCCTACTTTTCATAGTGTTACTAAAGTAAAGTTTCTTGTCAGCAGCTCTACCTGCTATTTCGGCATCTAATTTTGCTTGAAGAGCAGCCATTTCTTGACTATGCTTTTCTCTCAATGCAGCATAACCAGATTTTTTCTGTTCCTCAGTGCCATCAATTTGGTTGTCCATGTCGGTCATGGTTAATATAATACAATGTAAAGTCGTGCCATTGTACTAACACGAATTGATTTATAGGCCTCAACTTGCCTTAATTGACTAGTTTAACGACATGCAACTTCGGTCTTCGATTATTTGAGAGTCTAATCTACTTTCTCTCCCCTTAACATAGCCTCAGCTTTCTTTAAGTCCTCTTGTGCTTTCTTTACTTCCTCTGGGTCTGTTGTTAAGACATTAACTAGTCTCTCCATTTCTCCCATACCCACTATTAAAGCACCTAGAACTTCATACTGTGTGAAGCCATCTACTTTAGGGTTAATAAAGTTGTCTCTAGCTAGTACTAGGATGTTCTCTTCCTGTTTCTCCACCCTAAGCTTCATGCATTTCTTCAATACTTCCCATCATGCACTCTGTGCTAGCTCTTTTACTGCCTCAATCTCCTCATCAGTAAGGTCATCAGGATTTTTAGTTTCCTTCTCTTCCTCTGGTTGAGTAGCATCGGCTTTCATCAATTCTTCCTCTAGTGCCATTACTTGTCTTTAGCAAATAAAATAGATTTATTATTCTGAATAACCCACTTGATTGGTTTCCCCCAGTTTACCTCCAAGCAATACTTCACTTGGTCTAGGAACAACGTCTTGTCAATGGTGTTAAATCAGTCCGTCATTATGGCGATGTCCTCCTTAGAGAGCATCCCTATTCACTTATGGTACTTCCTTAGGTAATTGTAAATCATCTGTCTGTATACCTCCTTCTTGTACCTCTTAGCTTTCTGCCTAGAGATTTCTTCGACATTAATCTTCTCCCTGTAAGGCTCTTCCTTGATTAAGTCGTTTATGTCTCTAAGTATTTGCCAAGTCATCCTATAATCTCTCAGTTAAAAAGTCTTTAAGTTTCTCTACCATCTTTAAATCTACATTATGTTTCTCTAACCACTCCTTGCTCTTCTTATACACTTCTGTGGTCAATCATTTGCTCTGCAAGTAATCCCTAATGTCTGCTGGAAGCTTAAACATAGGAAATGGTGCTGTTTGAGCCTCAAATACGATTCTTCACTTAGGTTTTGTCACTACAGAACTACCAACTGTTCATATAATTTTCTCTTTCTTTAGTTCTCTCCTAGTGAAACCAACCTTTTCTGCATCTGAATTTTCAGACACGTTTTCTTCTTCCACTGGCACATTGTTAAGCACAGCATCAACAACGTCGCTTATTTCATTTTCTATAACGGTACTACCTGTGTTTGTTACATTTTCTACTACATTTTCTACCGTTTTTTCTGATTTTTTTGTTGACTTAGTAGACCATCAACTTTTTTTTGTTGCCATTACATAATATTATGAAATAAATCTAACCAATCCCATTACTTACATCTAGTGACTGCATTCATCATACATTCATAGACTGTCATCTATTAGCATGACTTCATGCATCGAACCCTGTTCCGCTATTTACGTTGTCAGTAGTTCCAAAATTTATGCTAGTTAATGGGTCGTTATTCTCTCATGCGGCTTTGAAGTCTGTTACCTTTGGCTGTGCTGCCATGTTCAACTCCTCTGTACCTAGTCACTGTGTTACCATATACTGTAGTGCTTGTATAGCTCTCTGTTTAGCATCAGTGTCTTCTGCTCTATTATAGTACCATAGTCTCATCTGTATATTACAGTCGACTGGTATATAAATAGAAATATTCTGATTGAGTAGAAGTACGTCCTGTTTACACTGGTAGTCCTCCATACTCATCTCTGTTATTGAATCTATTTCACTCTCATCCAATCCATTATAGTAGGCAATAGCTCTACGTATATTATTTAATAGGAATGGTGGTGTTCTAGGGTCTGAAACTAGCATATTGTACTGCTCTACATAAGCACCCTTCTTCTCTTCATACATAATAGACTTTAATATAGGGTCTATTACCATGATTGAGAAGTCTCCACGGATGTCCTTCTTGCTAACCTTCTTATATGTTCAGCTTAATCAGTTATTTGTCCTTCTTATTACTTTCTTAGAACTGTTCCTCCAATGGTATAACATGAAGGCTCTATATAGCTCTGCAAAATCCTTAGTTCAATAACTTAAAATCTGATTCTGTAATGATGTAATCATATTAGCATTGATTTTCTGGATTTTACTAGCAGTAGCTGTATTAGGGTCACTGTTACTAGAAAGTCATAATCATTGTGCTGTAGCATTAGTGAATGATTCTGCTAACGCCTTATTCTTAATCATACCAAGAGAGTTATATAAGTCTGAACTTATTTGGCTCTGTGGTAATTCATATACCATACTAGAAATAGGCTTAGTCATGTCCCTCATCTTCACAGGAAACCATCTGTTCTTAATACTCTGGTTCTTCAATGTGTTGATGTTGTTCATGAATACCTGTTCGTCTATGAAGATGTTTCCACCCATAGCCTCTCTGGTAACCTTAATCTTATATAAGTTAAGCAATAATTGCTCTGTTCTATGTCAGTCTTCTATAATATTTACTAATGATGTTCCCCACCAATCCTGTGCATCGTATGCAAATCCATATACTGCTACAGGTATTACATTGTCTGTCTCAGGCACATCATATATGTCTAGAATCTGGTCACATAACATTAATACTAGGTATAATTTGTCCTCACCAGTCTCCTCATCATATATATATGTATAGTGGTAATGGATTGTGTAATGTCCTGTTGTTGAATTGTAACATGTACAAATACTTCTTAGGAACGCATCCTCTGTCTCTAGTCAGTTAATATATACATCATAGTTATTAACAATCATCTCTACAAACTCTTTGTTAGTAGCTACTGGTAATTTCTCTAAATCTGACTTAGTAATAACTCTGTCAAATCAAAAGAAAGGGTAGTCCTTAACTAAGAGTGAACCATCGTTATATGGGTAGATGAATCTAGGGTCAATCCTTTGGACTGTTGGTACGTTCTTCTTGTTGTCATACCCACTAAAAAGAAAAACGGCTTTTCAGTATTTACATATGTCCTCTAGTCACATGTAACGGTCGAAATCCCAATGCTCATTAACATAATCAGTCTTGAACATGTCTGTGAAGTTCCTTGCTTCCATCTGGTAGAGAACATTCTCGTCCTCCCAAGAAACATCTGGCTCGTTTATTATACATGTGGCTTGCATAGTCCTAGAAACAGACCAGAAAATCTGACTTCTAAGTAGCTCATCATTCCTTTTAGTTGAATATATGTCCTTCTGAGACATAAAAAGAGAGTTTTTAGACCTGTTGGCTTCAAAACCATGTCTGTACTCTCACATTATTTTCTGTCTTAATTCGTCTGTTAGTTTTACCATTTACCTTGCTATTGAAGTTAAATAACTACTAATCTCATCATCGAAATATTTTAAGTATGGGTACATTCTCATAATCATAGTGTCTAACAAGTCTGGACTCCTTCATATTCTCGCTTTCATCTTGTCCTTAGACTCTATTCTCGTCTTCCCATCTATACTCTTCTCGTCTATATACACGTTCAACATCTCCTGCGTGAGTATTTCCCAATCTTTCTGTGCATCTAGATGTTCCCATTTAACAGCTATTTCACCTTTCTGTACCTTCTCCTGTAATAAGAACGCACATTGGCTCTTTAAGTTCGCATAGTTCTGCTTACCTGCCATTTCTACTGGCTTAGAATTGTTCACAAACCCTGTAGAATAGGGGATTCAATCTAGCACTCATCATCATACTCCATCCGCATCTATTATTATGTTCCTTGGCTCTATTTCGTACTGATTCTGAATTAGTTTTATTGATGTTTTTACTTCCTCTACACTGCTCTTAGCATAAGTCCATACTCTAATCCATGTGTTTCATCTCCATAGACTGATTCTAGTAGTGTCCTTTCAGAACCTAGCTACATCGCATATTAAGAAGTACTGGTCTCCATGAGATTCGTTCGTCCTCAAACTCTCCAAATCTCATTGTCTGAATAATAACCACGTATTGTCATCAAAGTCCCATTTTCCATACAACAGCCTCTGCTTTGTTCTCTCACTGGCTCTCTCCAAGTTCGCTATATAACCTTTGTCTATGAAGTTATTGGAGTATACTAACGATGGGATGAAAACAGCTCTGTCTCAATCCTTATGTTTCCCCTTATAATACCTCTCATAAACATGTCATGGATTAGGGTTAAATGTTTCTAACACCTTACCTAGTATTCCATACTCCTCATTCTTGAACCTTCATACTCTGGTCTGTAGAATCTCTATTCACTCCAACGGACACTCTGCACTTTCCTCTACAAACGCTCATGTTAGTTCCAGACTTCAGAACCTGTTATATAATGGGTCTTGTGGTAAATAGCATCATTCCCTTAACAATATTTGACTACCATTAGGGAAGGTTATTACATTGGACACGTTATTAAGTCTTCAACGCATTCACTCTGGTATGTTGTAGTCCCTGTAGAACTTCTCCAAGGAAATAACAGAAGTCTGCTTTATATTCTTAATAGTGTCTCTAACTAGAGCATACCTAACTCAATCATACTCGTTACACATTCTCCATAGCCAGATGATTCACAAATAAGTCTTTCAACCTCATGCTCATCATCCGTAGCCTATAGCAGTATGGTAATTGTCCAAAAGCACATCAAAGGCTTTCTGCTGATTCTCAGTTAGCTTAATCTCTACGTTTGACATTATATTACATAATAGTGCTAATCTAAAATTTTTTTTGCCTCATTTCTTCTCTCATCCTCCTTAGATGCTCTTGGTAATCTTCCTTTGACATCATCTTCTTTAGTTTCTTGTTCCTGTCACGAATGGTATTCATGTTGGTAGAAAAAGGTTTTCTGAACATCTCCTCATCATCTTCCCTAGGGATTCTAGCACCAATCCACTGCTGGAACTCTAAGAGGCTAATCTTCTTAATGCTTCTTCCTCATTCTCCCACGGTGTCAATGGCTCTGAGAAACTCACAGATGAGTCATAAGCAGAGCTTTGCTTTGTAGGTGTCTGAGAGTCACTGTTTGTTGTATTGCTTTGTCATTCCTCACTAGGAACTGAAATAAATTGTACCTTAGCCGCTGATTCTAGTTGTCATTCGTCATCTAATCATGGAACAGGATTATACCTCTTCTTGTCTCTAAGCTTCAAAAACTCTAACGCTGTCTTTGCGTCTCATTGCCTTATTCTCCTCTGTACTGCTGCTCTTGCTACCATCTTCGGAAACTGTTTCGCTCTCTCCACTCTTAAAGCAAAATCTGGATTCTTGTTCTTATGATTAACAAATGATTGGTAGCTGATTCATGCTGTAGTGACAGCCTCCTCTACAGTACAGTCCATCATCAAACACTCCTCTATAATCCTATACTCATCCTCTCATATAGTGGGTGCTTTTTTAAATGTCTGATTTTTTCATGGCTTTGGTAACATCTCATCCACACTCTTGACCTTAGCCAATGTTTTAAAGTCTCTTACCTCTTCTCACTTCATCTAGTTGAATAAATTTTCTAAAGAATTTTTTAATCCTATATAATATTATATATTTTTTAATCTTATATAATATTATATGTAGCTTCACCTTCATCCTCCTGTCCTTGTCCCTTTTAGAAACATTGGCTGGTGTGTTAATAGCCTTATACAGACTCCAATGAAGGTTCTTCACCCTGTACCTAAACGTAGCATACGTTACCCATGGCTTATGTGCCTGTTGCATCTTCCTGCGATGAATCTTCCAACAGTGCGACATGCTACCATACATGTTGATGTAGTTCTGCTCTTTCTCCATCTAGTTATAATAAGAAAAATAAAAGACTAATGTCTCTTAGCATATTCCTCTCGTATATGTCACCAATTCCTATATGGTTTATGATTAGCTCTGAACTCCTCACTCTTAGCAGCCCATAGCTTCTCGTTCTCTTTTACTAATTTTGGTACGACCCTCATCAAATCATAATCCCTTCACTTAGTCCCTTTCCTCATCTGAGTGAACTTCACTAATCAATCCTTTAACTTCTGAATAGCTCACTCCCCATACTTCTCTATAATGTTCCTGTCGTACTCCTCATTCACCATCATCTTCTCCACAGGATTTCACTTAGGTCATGTAATCCAATTACAATTATGACACTGTGCGTTCAAATTCTCTGGCTCTAGGCATATAGTAGTAAACTTCCTACTGTACCTGTGTCAACCAGCTAACCCTTCCCATTCACACAACCTATTACATGAAATACATCTTCATCTTCCATTCTCATCAGTGTCCCTTAACTTAGCATTCTCCTGTGCTAGCTTCATGGCGAACTCTAATGGTTTTATTTTAGGTCACTCTGATTTATATACCCTCTTTGGTCTGTTCTTTAACTCCCTAATGGCATTAAGACATTTCCTCTTATACTCTTCCTCCTTCTTCCTTATATACGCCGCCTTCTTCCTCTCATACCTCTCAATCTCAACCTCAAACTTCCTGTCGGCTACAACCCTCCTCCTGTTGATTAAATTGGCGTATTTAAAATCAGCTTTCTTCCTCATTGCCTCCTTCTTCTTCTCCCAATATAACTTAATACTAGCCTCAGTCTTTACCATTAAAAGAAAAACCCTCTATAAAAATAATAGAGAGTCTCCCTACTACTAGTAGTAGTTTCTTTACAAGCTATACTAGAGATTTAAAAATTTTTTTCACTTTTTCAATACCAAAATGTAGATGACCTACATTCTATTCTACATAATCATCATATATGGTTAAATATAACCTTCCAGTCTTCTCCCATTCATAATACCTATTACATGAGAGCTTCTCATCTCCAACATATTTCTCGACCCTTTCTTCCTCTTCTCTCAGAATTATTTTCCCATTTTCCTTAATGAACTCTATTAACTCTTCTAATGTATTCATCTCTACCTCAGCAGGAACAGCTTTATAATCATCAGAAGCTCTGTCTACTATAAATCTCATATACAATATAATTAAATTATAAAACTTTATGGACGACTAGTACAATCTATTTCATAATAATGCGGTATGTCCTTATAATCAACTGGTTCTCTCACCGAATAATTCACCCTCTTTATGTCTCCAAACCTCTCAATTATATACTCTCACGCTACATCAAAATCTATTCTCGCTCACGACTCTCTCTTCGCAATCTCCTCTAACTCTACAATCAGCCTTTTTAATTCTTTTACTACTACCTCTACCTCCATCCATATATAATTAGAATTTAAAAACTATTCCTCTCACTTTACCATCCTCTGTATTCACTCCTTGAACGTCTCCTTGTCCTCAGTAAACTTACTACCCATTACAGACTTAATCTTCCTATAACATACATCTACTATGTCAGCACAATACTGTGCGTACTTCCTCATCTCATTTTCATAATACTCACAATTAATTTTTAACTCCGTTAAATCTCAATTACTCTCTTTCATGGTAGCAATCTCACTACGCAATTTTCAGACCAAAATTTCTAACTCCTTAATTTTTTCATCCTTATTCACTAAATAATACATCCCATTTTCCTTATAAACCTCCCCACGAATAATCATTCTTTGTACTAGAGACCTGTCTTCTGGACACTTCCCTAAATACTCTAACAACTCTCTTTGCGTGCTAAACTCCATTTGCCTAATTAAGAATTAAAATTGTAGTTTATTCACTACGAAATGTATACTGAAAAAAATATAAAATACAAGCCGTTTTGTAGTATTTGTACTACTGTTGTTTTCCAAAAAAATAGCGAGACACTATGTATATATATTTCCCCCACCTCACGTTTGGGGGCCACCCCCTTTCTCCACGTTTCACCAGTCACGCTCTATTGTTTCACCATCCACCTTGTCACTAGTCACACAGTTGAATTTGAAAATTGAAAACTGTAAAAACTTTTTTACACCCTTTTTGTAATTGTAGGTGGGAACTAGAGTTGTTGTGTAAAAAAGATTTTAGAAAATGTGAAAAATAGTTTATAAATAGCGTATATAATATTTAAAATACATGCGTAAAATACAAACACAGGCTACAACTAGAGTAACATGTAGTAAGTAACTAGTAGTAAGTGTGTAGTGTATAATGTATAGTATGTTATATGTTATATAGTGTGAAGTGAATAGGTATAAAGAGTAAAAAAAATCTGATTTCTAGTGTAGTGTTTAGCTAGTAATTTGTGTATAGTTTAAAATCACGTTGTTTCTACATTGCTTCTAGGGGATTTTCTGCTTTTTGTTGGATTTTCTTTTGTGCTTTCTGTGATTTTGTTTTCTAGCTTTTCAATTGGTGTTACTTTTCTTTTTTGGTATTTAATATATGTTATTGTACATTTACTATTGAAATAGTACAGAAAATAATTACTATACTAGTGTAACAATAAATACATTAGACTAAACGCACAGGATTGTATGTATTGTTACTAGTTACAGTTTAAACTTGTTTATTATTGTATACCTGAGACTTTACCTATTGAGCAGTATATGAATATAAATAGGTATAAACAAGTAAAGAAAAAAAACTGATTTTTAACAGTCTATAGTACTGTTACAAGTCAAGCTGGTATTTAAAAGCAAAAGCAAATACTCTCTGGTGTTGGTGAAAATCCATATAAATCCATTCAACCATATAAACTTGGAAAAGTGAGGTTGTTAGAATTTTTGCGGTGAAAATCCGCGTTAGAGGATGCTAGTAAGATTTTTAGTCACTTATTGCTAGTTGTTTTTCTTTTATATTGTAATTATTACAACCATGAAAACTTACAATATTTATTGACTATTATGCACTATTGACTTAAAAACAGGTGATTTTCACTTGAAAAAAGAATGAATGCCTGAAAAGATTTTCAAAAAGTCTGAAATGGATAAAATGATTAAAGAATGAAGAAATATAAATAGAATACATAAACCCTTACCAGTTTTATTATATACAGACTGGAAAGCATGAAAAATAAACAACTGGAATTGCTACTTAACAAGCAATTAAACATAAAAAACAACAAAACCAACCTATAAACAACTTACAACTAGCAATAACAGACTAAAAGTCTGATTTTTACAACCTATATTTATACAACCATGAAAACAACAAAAATCAATGGCGTAACTTATACGCACAAAAACGCACAACCGTATAGAAACGGAAAAACGTCTATTTTTGACTTGTACGCAAGACCAAGTCATACTAAAGTTTCAATATTTAGAGAATGGCAAGAAAAACTAAACTCAATCTATTGATTGATTGGAAATTCTTGTAATTTTTCAATCTATTGAGACGTTATAGACGAGAATTGAATAAAACATGATGTACGAATTACAGCATGGAACAACTACATTTTAAACTAAACAACTAACAAAACCAATAAAAACAAAAAAATCTGATTTTTAACTTATTACTAGTTACAACCATGATTGAAAAACTAAAAGAAAAGGCTGACAAATTCATGAAAATGCGTTGAACATTTTTACAAGAGGCAGATTGCTATGAATTTTTAGCTTGATTAACAGATGAAGAAAAAAAACATGTAAACTTTTTTGAACAATCAACAATATTTAACTGACAAGATTTACTTTGATGTTATATTGTTATTGCGTAATTTTTAACCCTTAACCTATTACAACCATGAAAAACTACAATTATAAAAAATACTGATTTTCAGTTAATTACAACAAAGGACTTTTGATTATAAGAGACAAGGACGGACTAAAAAGGACCATTGCGAATATTGACGAGGACGAAAACTTAGAAAAGAATATAAACTATTTGTTAACACTCGACTATATTTACAGTAAAAAATACGACCTTATGCTTAAAATATATAAAAATTGTTATTATGCTGAATATTGACTATATGAAAAAGCATGGGAGGACGCTAGAAAAACAAAAGAATGGGAAGAAATAGAAGAAGAAAAAGCAACATTATTAAATAACCTATAAACAACTTACAACTAGCAATAACAGGCTAAAAGTCTGATTTTTTAACCTTTGTCTATAACAACCATGAGAAAAATTACAGAGGCAAGCGTAAACGCCTTCAAAAACGCTAGAAATTTTAAAACCTCTAATACTGAGGTTTATGTGTGAGGTGAAAACTACACGCAATTTTATTTACACGGTCACCAAATTGCACAAATTAGAGGAAACGTTTTATTATTAGATGACTGCGGACGACAAACAAACACAACAAAGGAGAGATTGAACTGAATTTTGAGAGAGTTTGGACTTGGTTATATTTACCAAAAAAATCGAACTTGGTACTTTGTAAACGCAAACGGTGAGGAAGAAAAACGAGAAAAACGAAAAACCTTTGACTTAAACTAAAAACCAACAAAAACAACAAAAACAAAAAAATCTGATTTTTAACTTATTACTAACAACAACCATGAAAACTTACAAAACTATTGACGAGCTTTTAGAGACTAAAAAAGCTCAAACAATCATTGAAGAAAATTTAAGCTCTTACAATGATGAAGATGCAGTTATTGCTGTATTGGAAATTAACTATTGAAGTAGAGACTGATGGACTTGCGATGATTTAGAAAACGCTGTAAACGATGTTGAAAAATGAAATGTTACCTATTGGAACAATTGGAACGACTATTACGATTATTGCGATGAGTGACTATGTTTTCCAAAAGACAACGAAATTTTGGAAAGGTATTTCGACTATGATGCTTTTCATAATGATTGTGAATATGATGTCACAGAGGCTAGCAATTGAGTAATAATCTCTAATTGGTAAAAAACTGTAAAAAAAATTTTACACCTTAACCTATTACTAAAATGATTAAAGAAACAATAAAACAGCTAAGAGAAACCTATAAGGCATTGTATAACACAAACATTATGGATTATTTACCACGAGACAAACTAATAGAAGCTAGTGAAAAATGGTTAAAAACAAAGGCAGGAAAACAATTTACACTAGATTATTTCCAAGAGACAGGAGACCATTTAACGTCTGATAGAGAACTAGTAACACTAGCAATAGTGAAATACTTAGAAATAGAAGAAAAACCAAAATACAAATATATAATAAAATAATTTTACACCTTAACCTATTATAACTATGGAAAACTTAAAAACCTTATGAGAATTGCTACAAGAGGTAGTAGAAAAACAAGCTGATGATAGATATTTTTCTCTATATGATTTTTTAGATGAAGAAAATAATTTGTGGAGAAAAGACATAAAAGAAAAATTAGAAAAAGCTGAACAAAAACAATTTTATGAATATATGGACTGATTTGATTTTGTGAATAAAACGGAAGTAGAAATGGCGGTAAGTGAATATTTAGAACATGTAAACCAAAGACCGCTTTGTATGTGAGAAATGTGAGATTTACGAGAAATTGTGGAAGACTATATGGATGAAAGAAATCTGAATTTTGATGAAGAATAATTTTTTTAACCCCTAACCAATTATAAAAATGGAAGAAATTACATACCCTTGCTATTTTGAATGCGATGAGTGAGAAGAACTGGATTTAAGTCAGATTTTCTATTATGTAAAAAACTGGAAAATGATTGAAATCCAAGTAAACGAAGATTGTGTTTTATATGTGAGACAACGGAAAGACATACCAATGACTTATGAAACAGAAGACGAAACATTTGAAATGAAATACTGAAAGCTGTATTTGACCGATTGAACGAATATATACAAAGTATGGAATTGACGAGGTGAAGATTGACTTGCCGAATGGCTAGAAGAATGCAAAAATTTTAACCCTTAACCAATTATAACCATGAAAGAAATAGAGACATTACAACGAGTAATTTCTGGATTAGATGATTTTTTACAAGAAGACGAAGAATTAACAGAAACTCAAATGAGAAAATTAGAACCCTACTGGGTAGAATTGAGCCTTTTACTTTCTAAACTTAAAAAAACATGAAAACATTAAACGACAAATGGCTTTGAATAGCTACAAAAGAGAAAGAAAAGAAAAAACGGATTAAAGAACACCGAGACGAATTAAACAATAACGACCATTGGGAAATGGAAAACGCTTGGAACACTTATATTAAACTTTTTTGAAATCATTGAGAATTATGAAAACGAGACAAAGTATTAGTAGATGCTAGTGGTTTTGTACACCGAATAAGAACAGACATTAAAAAAGACCATGATGAAATATTGGATGACAATGTAACTATGTGAATGTATGGAAGTAAACCACGAAATACATTCTATGAAAGAACAGAAGAACTATTTAATTATTAGAAAAAGCCGACTACTAGAGCCAGCTTCCCCTAACCTATTTTGTAGTTTAACAACCATGAAAAACTACAATTTGACTTATAGTGAAAAATAATTAAAAATCAACTAATTTTATACCCTAACCGAAAAATAAAATGGAAGAAAATGGAGTAAGAGCTTTTACTCAACTAGAAATAGCTAGGAGAGAAAGAATAGACAGGAGAAACATAAAAAAGAACTCTGAATTATATATTCCTGTTTTTTTTGAAAATAGTATGGCTAGACAGCAATTCAAAGTTTGAAGACAGAAAAATCCTTATTCTGTAAGGTATATTAGAGCAAGGGATTTAGATGTTTATTTTAGAAGTATAAAAAAATCTGATGTTAAAAAGGCAACTGAGTGAAACACAGATGTATGAACTGAGAGACCATAGAGACAACACGCTAGACTTACTGGTGAAATGCTACACACCAGCACAACTTTCTTTTATGGATTGAATAGATGAAAGAACAGTTAAACACAGTGAAAAGTATTTACCAGTAAGAGTGGACAATTGACCGTCTCTTTTGAGGTATAAGGATTGAAAACAAAGGAGACCATATAGAGTGTTGTATATTAGACTAGATGAAGTGAAGAAACTATTTAACAGAAGAACAAGAAAAACACTAGAAGTCTGATGTAACTAGTTGTATAAGTGGAGACAATTTTGTCTCTTTTTTTGTTTTGTGTAAAATTTGTTTTTTATTTTCTAACTACTACTAAAATGAAAATAACTAACGAACTACTACTAGAACGAAAACAGCATCTAAAAAATAATATGTATGCTGGAAACACAATTCAGAACTACTATTCTGACATGAAATTATTTATGAAATTTATTTGTGTGGATGAGAAATTAGAAACAATAGGTTATACCGTACCCAGTGAAAAAATAACGCTTGGTGAAATTGAACAACGGAAAAAAGTGTTACTGGAAACACCAACGCCACGCAATTCAATTTACTGGACAAAGAGACCTACTCTTTCACCCCAAACAATTCAATGAAAATTAAACGCAATTAAATCATTTTTAAAATTTCTGAATATTTTTTATGATGAATGAATAGATTATAGAAAAATCATTCTGAAGAAAATTAAATCTGATTACATTGAAAGCATAACGGAAACAGAGTTCCAATTATTTATGAATTTCATAGGTAGTTACGAGAAATACAGGATTAACGCATTGCGTAGTCAACTGCTGGTAAACATTGGTTATACATCAGGATTAAGACTAAGTGAAATGCTAGGTTTGACCGTACAACAAGTGAAAGCAGGAGAGTGTAGAATAACAGGAAAAGGAAATAAAACTAGGTGGGTATTCTTCACTACTTCTAGTAACAGACTTTTAGATGAGTATTTAGAGGAAAGAGCTAAACCAATTCCACGAACATGAAAGACTGAAAACTATTCAGATTTTGTTTTTATTTCACATAATAGTGGTTACGATTATGGACAGCCAATAAAGAAAAACACTGTATGTGAGAAAGTGAAAAAATATTCTGACTGTATAGACTTGGGGAAAAGAATAACAGTACACTCATTGAGACATGGCTATGCTACAAGGCTATTAGAAAGCTGAATGAATATAAGAGAAATCCAAGAACTGCTAGGACATAAAGACATCCAAACCACAGAAGGTTACTGTCATATTCTGAAATCTTGATTGAAGAACAAAGTGGCAGAAATATTCCACTAGAAACAAAGTACCCAAAATTTTTACTAATACTAGTTCAGACTTGTATATTTTTTCTCTTGACTTTTTAATCTGAATTGTTATACCATTAAGTAATCTAAGTACATCTACTGACAGGGCGGAAAGAACACACCCCTTTAATCATAAGGTCGTGGGTTCGAACCCCACCCCTCCCAAATCATATGATTTGAGAAAGTCGGCAGATGTAAAAATCTGTCGGCTTTTTCTTTACAAGCAAATAGAGAGTTAGCTGACAGAGAAAACTTAGATTACTTGGGTGTAAAAACATGAAAAATATGAGGTGAACACAGTAATTAAATTAGCTGTGGTTGGAATGAGGAATAGGTCTCCTCATATACCTAACACCCACCTCGCTCAATCGCATGCTAATTTAGTTACTGTTTTTATTTAACTAAAAAATGGAAGAAATGGAAATCAAATTTGAAGACGTTATTGAGTTCGTCATTAAAAACTCAGACAAGAGAGAATGGATGGACAAGCTAAACAAAATTACATTCCCATTCACTACTAGTTACGAAAACAAGTTCGGAGTAAAGAAATTAAAAAAAGTCCGAACAGGGTACCAACAATCTTATGACGACTTAAAGGAAATCGTAGAGGCACCATTATGAACTTTCCCATGAGACGATTTACTTATGAACAAGTAATAAGATGAGGAGTACAGTAACTTTATATGAGGACCAGTACCAGTTCTTCAAGGAACTAAAGTCGGAAAAACTACTGGTCGCATTTGTTGAATTTATGTTTGATGATGTTGAACCAAAAAATCTAAATAAATTAGAAAAAATTGTGTTCAATTCACTCAGAGTTCGCATGGAAAATCAGAAGAAAAAATCATACGCCTGAACACAGAGCCATGGATGATGAAGGTGAAGTAATACTAGTTCCGACCTAGACCACGAAAACAACACACCTAACAACACAAAAACAACAGAACAAACAACAGAAAAACAACAAGTAAAAGAAAAAGAAAAAGAAAATAAAAAAAGAAAAGGTTATGGAGAGTTTAAGAAATGTTTGTTGAGCGATGACGAGTATAACAAAGTCATCAGCGAATACTGACTTAGAAACTGAGAAAAGCTTATTAATGACGTTGACAATTACTGTGCTAGTAAATGAAGAACGTATAGGAACTACCTAGCAGCAATAAGGAAGTTCGCCGAGAAAGCATGAATAAACAAACTTTCACCTAAACAAGAAATGAATGAGACGTGAATTTACGATTTGCCGTTTTAGTTTCTAACCCCTAACCAAAATGAAAGACAGGAGAGAGGAGAAAGACAAACTAGAAAGACAAATTGTTTCGTGTTTGCTAGCAAACTATAGTCAGTTCTCAGACTACTTAGACATTCCACTAACCGATTTCAATCCACAACATAGGGAGATGTTACAGTCTATGAAAAAAAACTGAACTTCCGATGTGTCAGTTATTGCTACTGACTGTAAGAGTGTGTCTATGGACGATTTACGAGACTTAGCATGAGAGGTATTTTCACCGTCTATGTCAGACTTCAAAAATTACGTTGAGCATTTTAGAGACCTTGTAACTAGAGAAAAACTAGAAACACAGTTACAATCTACGCTTATAATGTTGAAATGAGGTATGGATTTGGATGGCATATATGCCGAACTAAACAAGATGAAACTAGATTGAGAGGAAGAAATAGACGACAGAGACATAGCACTAGAGCTATTGAAGGAGATTAGTTGAGAAACTACAGTGAAGATTATTAAGACAGGTTATGCTGAATTGGACAAACTAGTTTGATGATTTGAACAGTGTAACGTTGTTGTTATTGGTGCTAGACCGTGAGTATGAAAATCAATGTTCGCACTAAACCTAGTAGCAAACAACATAAAGGCATGAGAGAAAGTTGCGTTGTTTAGTCTAGAGATGAATAAAAAGCAGGTTTATAGAAGACTTGTTTCTATGAACAGCTGAGTATGAGTGTGGAAGTTGAAGGAGAAGAATGAATGAGAGGCTAAGAAAAGAGCTGACATGTGAGTAGAGAAATTATTAGAGCAGCTACAGACATTCTACTGTTTCGACAATATACACACCATAGATGGATTTGAGAGAAAGGTAAGGTTCCTTGTTAATAAGTATTGAGTGTCAGTTGTTTACCTAGACTACTTGCAGCTACTTAAAAATCCATCAGTAAAGAACAATCCAGTAGAGGCAATAACAGACATGTCGCAGAGAATTAAACAACTAGCATTAGAGTTGTGAATTACAGTCGTTGAACTGTCTCAGTTGAACAGAGACGCAGACAAAACAATTCTAAAGAAAGCTAGCCAACTTAGAGGTTCGTGAAGTATTGAGCAGGATGCCGACATGGTGTGGATGTTAGACAAAGACGAACCAACAGCAGAGAGGCTTAAAGTCTCAGTACAGAAATGTAGAGACTGAAGGCTTTGAGAAATAGAGTTGCTACAAATTTCAGACATTATGAAAATTGTAGACTTACCAACGAATAAGCCATTTTAACCTATTATAAACCAAAAAATGAAAATCAAGTACTTAGACCAATACTGGCACTACAAACCAGAATACGACTTAGAGGATTTCGCTAGAGTGAACTGTTTGGAAGACTATGACCCACGCAAGATTGTTAAAATGATGGTCAAGTTATACGCCTATTGGTGCAACGAACAGCGACCAGAATATTACAACGTGTATGATTCTGAAAATATAACTGAAGTTTTAGACCCTAACCAAATATAACCATGGACAAATTACTTAAACTCATTAACGAGTATGAGAACAGAGACTTTATAGAAAGTCTGACTGAAGAACCAGAGGAATGAATCTTTGAAGAACCACAAGTTCGGAAGGAATACAAGTGACACCTATGGTTCAATGGTGCGAACACAGTACAGTTTCCAGATGACATGTTCGACCATTATGCATTGTCACTAAGCTATGGTTTCCTTAAACGAGCCATAAACGAGTGACACATTAAAGGGATTACCCTCATTGACCTAGTAGAAGAACTAGCATGTCTAAAAAAACCTATAGAGTGAATTATTCAACTTTTAAACCCTAACCAAAATAACAATGACTAAAAACTTAACAGACAAAGCAATCGACATCAAAGGTAAAAAGTATGTCCTAGTTTCAGACAGAGTGCTTTACTTCAATGAGACTTACCCAAACTGAAGTATTGTTACTCAAAGAATCATGACAGAAGAGCCATGAATCGAAATATTTAAAGCAACAGTTATGCCAGACTGTGAAAAACCTCAGCGTTGCTTCACTGGTTACAGTCAAGCCAAATGGTGAGACTGATTCATCAACAAAACTAGTGCATTAGAGAATGCTGAGACTAGTGCTGTTGGTAGAGCGTTGGCAATGATGTGAATCTGAGTTATTGATTCTATTGCTAGTGTTGATGAAATAAACAAGGCTGAGAATGCTGCTAAGTCAAAACCAACTGTAACTACTCAGAAATACCCTCCAAAGAAGGATGAGAATTGAAATCCTAGTGGATGGTTTCAGAAGGTAATCAACTACAAAGAGTGAATGAAACAATGCTTAGACGAAGAGGATTTCATCAAGAAAATAAAGGAGAAATACACAGTAGATGAAGTAACTGAGTGACAATTGCGTAAGGCATACAAGGACACTGTTGAATGAGATGCAGATTCAGTACAGCTTCCATTCTAATTCCACCCTAGCAAGTGGCTAAACTGCATATAGTGGATGGTTGAACACCATCAAAGAGATGCATCAAGTCTTCCGAGACTCAAAACCAGAGCTTGTTGGCAGAATAATACACTGGTAGGAAATAATTATGGTACAAAGTCCTGCAAGCTCGTTATTTATAAACTAATGATGAATGATGAGTTTTTTGGCACTTGTACTTGGTTGTGTGTTTAGTGGTAACACATTGTTAGCATGTCCTAACCAACCACTAGACCACGACCTAGTAACAAAAACCATTATACAACAAGAACAGCCATTCCTAGAGGGTAAGGCAACATGGTACGATTACAAGCTGAATGGTAAGTGGTGGAGTAAGAGCCATTCGACCTGTGCTTTAAGAATTAAAGAGAGGTATTGACGCTACAAAGTATGTGCGTGAGAAAGGTGTGTGGAGTGTTACCATAACGACTACTGACCAGCAGAATATACGAATAAGGTTATAGACCTTTCAAGTTACGCTTTTAAACAACTAGCACCATTGAGTAGGTGAGTGGTTGATGTTCAGATTTATAAATTAGATTAAAGATTATGTTTGAAGAAGATTTAAGAGAATGAAAGAAGTCTGAGAGGGAGTTTGCCATAAAGTTGTTGGCAAATCTCTCATTAGACATCAAATGAATAGAGTTCGCACCAGATTGACAGTTCAAGCCACGAGATTTGAAGATTAAGTTCAATAGGAACTGAACTGAGTACAACAAAACTTTTGAGGTGAAGACTGATGGAGTGTTTCCAAGAACATGAGATGTATGTTTTGAGACGCAGTGTAATGGTGTACCTAGTGGTATATATTCTAGCACAGCAGATGTAATAGTTTACAAGTTGTGAGAGAACTTCTACTACCAAGACAGGTGAAGATTATTACTAGCTTTGAACAAGTTACCACATGAAGAAAAAATCTGATGAGATGGTAACAGGTCAGAGTTGTACATAGTAAAATGAGAACACATGTCAGATTTATTTAGAAAATTATAGAGCAATGAACCGAATAGAGAAACTAGCACGGCTAACAGTAATACTAGTAATACTAGCAATAGTCCGAATTAATTACCAGCTTTCAATCCCATGAGATTGAAACATAGAAGAATACTGATTTAGAGATTGGAGTGCGGCCGCCATAAAGAGTGCAGAGATGCCTACAACGGAAACGTTATAGGGTGGTGTGCAAGAGCCATTTTCATCGTCTCGAACTCACTACCGCCTTAGTGAGAAGTACAAAATAAGAACAGTAAGCAAAGAATAAAGCTAACCAGTTGTATAGCTGCAACGCAAGGCATAGGCGGATGCCTTTTAAATTTAGTTTACTACTAATTGAAAATGGGAAAGAACTGCGTAAGATGTTGAGATGAAATAGAAAGCTGATTACGATGCAAGAGTTGTAGAGAATACGTGGATGATGAAATATATTGATGAAAAGAGCGTGATTTAGAATTTTACTTCAAACGACACAAACAAAATGCCACCACTAGAGACACCAAGAGAGTGAGACAACAATCCAAAGACCTTCACGGATGAGGAAGTATTAGAGGAACTACACGACATTCTTTTTTGAGCCAAAGACAAGGTGAATTTCAGATTTAGGACTGGAAGTAATCTAGTAGATGTGTATATAGGAGAAAGCCTAAACTATATAATCAACAGGAATTTATATTTTAAACTAATAGGAGATGAGTAAAGAAATCTGAACTCTAATAGAGCTAGCAAATCAATATGAAATAGAAAAAGAAAAATCTGAATGAGTAAATGTAGATGTTTATGTAGAATTTAAGTGGAATTATAACAATAATTGACTTGTTAGATATGATGAAACAGACCGTTGGGAGTGAGATAATCTATATTGAGATGCTGCAGTAGCATACCTTATTTCTAAATCCTTTGGAATGATTTGATGGTTAGTAGAGAATGAGAAAATAGACTATTGAAAAATATTAAATCTAACCAAAAATGACAATAAACTCTCTATAGTTGTTGATTTAGATGAAGGTTATTTTTCTTGGGAAGAAAGTTTGCTAATGCTACTAAGCATACAAGATGAGCCTATTGAATTTTTAACTTCTATTCTAAAGTAGAATGCCACTAAAGAATCCAGAACTAATACATAGAAATCCTAGTAGATTGTATGCTAACTGACGAGTGGGAATAGAAGAATGTAGAGGTTGCTTATTCAAGGCACTCTGTCTAGAGAATGAGAAAAATCCGACAATTAGACATCTAGTACTAGGAGAGGAAATACAGGAAGAAGATGACCAGCAGGATGACTTCGCTGCTATGATGAGAGATTGTGGTTTATAATGTAACTAGTAACAATAATGGAGAAAACAATGGAATGTCAGCGTTGCTGAAAGATTATTAAGAAAATGGGGAACAGGAAGTACTGTACTCAATGTCGTATGGCCGTTGACGACGAGCTAACAGAGAAACGCAGGAGAGCGTTATGACAGAAAAAGAGGGTATAACCCCTCTTTTTGTTTTTGTACGAAGTATGCTGTTTATGTCACACCCTAAATAATTTTAAGACACACACATAATGGACCGTGTAGAATTATTCCACTGTGTATTGTCTGTGTCTCTTAGAATTTTTTACACAACAAACGTACCTATTGTTTCTCTACGTATATTTGGCTAATTCGATTTCACAATCTTTCACTTTTTGTCTGTTTTGATTATTTGCTTCATGCAATATATTTTTATATTTCTCATCTTTTGTGAGATGTCGTAGTTTAGAATTGGCTTCTATTGTTGCTAGTAGTAACGTTCTAAACTCATTCAGTCTTTTAACTTCTGTTAGTCTGTTCTCTCCTACCTTCGTGTAGATGTATGCGTTAGAAGAGTAGCATGTAATTTCTGAGAGTAGATGTTCTAACTCATAGATGTTGTGTTCTGTTCCTGCTGCTGAATCTTTACAGCATCTCTTTCAGTTCACTTTTCTTACATTTATTGCGTGTCCGAATGTCGCTGTTCAGAATTTAGTACCATTTAGGATTCCATCTGAGTCATAGTCTTTTATGTAAGAGTAGTTTCCATTGAATGAAGTCATCAGAGTGTAGCCTTTGTCCAGAATGTTTTTTATAACACTCTCATTTCATTTGTCTACACGGTAGTATGCGACTTCTCACTTGTCTTTGTGGTGTTCGTTCCAATAGTCTGCTACTAGTTTCACAGCAGCCTGTACCCACCATCAGCTGTCTTGGAATCTTCCTCTGGAGTAACTCATCTTATCCACCTTCTTTATTTCATCTAGTGGGAACTCATAGTTGAATAAATCTGAGATTGCACCTAGTGCTGAGAATATAGTACAGCTTTTTTTACTCCATGATTGCTTGTACTGGTTATAAGCATAGATGATGTTGTCCTGCTGGATGAGGTCTGGTAACGCATCATCGAATCCTTCTAGGAGGTAGTCGGTTGTCTGGATTCCATCTCAAAGGCAACCATTCATTTCTTCTTCTGTCATGTTATTTAGTTATAAGTTGTAAAATAGAATCATAGTCTAGGATTTCATCTTCTCCAATCATAGCACATGGTACAGAGGTTACCTCAGGCATTCACTCAGAATACTGCATCTCTTTAAATGTGTAACCATTCTCTTTGCACCATTGCTCTACAGATGGTTTAATAAACCTACATTTCACGCAGTCAGGTGTGGTAATCAAAACAAATTCTTTCATGGTTTTTTGGTTGTATTTTAAAATAAGGATTTCTCTAAAGTCTTCTTTAGACCAACTGTAACACTTCATGATTATTTCTGTAGTTCTAATACTCTTTGTATTTCGCTCTTTATAACTCAATCGTGAGCTTTTGGATTATAATAGTTGTTTATATAATTGTCGAGTACTGCCATTAAGTCTGCTCTGAAATTGTCTGTTCGAATCTTCTCATTCCATAAGAGTACTCTGCATATTGCCTCAACAGGCGTGTCATTTCAACATCGTGCATGCCGTCTACTGTGTTCTCATATTGGTACTATGTTTATGTTGTACTTGTTTGTTAAGCCTCATTTTGAAGAGGGTATTTCATGATGACGATTGAACTCTTTTGTCATTCAGCTTTTTTCTTTTATTATATAAAATAGTGTTTTTGTACTTCTCTCTGTAGTACATCATTCGTCCCCTTGCACTAAAGTTATTCCACCATTTAAGTAGTATTTCGCATATTCGTTCTACCATGTTTTATTCGTAAATAAAAAGAAGAGGCTGAAAATTATTAGTAG